ATAATGTATGTATAGATGACCCGTTCTTATTTACTCGTATGTTCAACGCTGACCCTGCAGGTGCAATACCAACAAAAGGTCTAATCCTTGTGATCTCAATATCACGTGGTGCATACCAACGAGCAGTACCAGTTGTTACGGAAAGTGTTCCATCTTGTTCAAGTGTGGTATGAGCTTCGGTTTGTACCCTTTGTTCTGTAGCTGATGTAACACCAAGTCTTTGATTGATATAGTTAGAATCAATGACTGTACCACGTGTATTTTGGAAAATGCTTTCGACTTTATTTGAATCTAAGTTTGCTGTAAATCTCTCGGCTGAATCGAGCATATTCTTTGTACGCATAAAGGTTTTCATGCGTGTTTCGTCAATAGAATTTCTTTCGATCTCTTCTTTAATACGATCAACAAACGTGGTTGTCTTTTCCATATATTCACGAAGATCTTGCGGAACAAACTTTCCTTTGAGTGCATCGTATGTTAGACACATTTGTCCTTGAATAGTTGGTACATCTCTTACAGGTGCAGGATCGGCATGCCCTTCTTGGTCATGTTGAAAATATAATACATATCTACCATCACCATCTTGTTCTACTGAGAGATCTTTAATCGTGATTTCACCTCTCATAGATGAATGATTTCCACATTGATAATATAATGTACTTGGTGCATCTGAAGGAACTACAAATGTTAATGTTCCATTGTCTGTCCTAGAATTTGTCACACCACTTGTATATTCGCCAACATAACTACCGGCAGCAAAGTTGATACCATTGTCAGTAGTAAGATAGAAAGGATGTCCAGAAGCATTAACAATAAAGTTATACGTATTACCTCTACGTAGAGGCCCTATGTTAGGATTGGATCCATGAGCTGTACCCGTAAAACGGTACGCACCAGATAGATGTCCTACGTTATATGTCACTGTAGATGATGTTAGAGTAGGTATGGTAAATGTTTCAGGCACTTCCCAATTTAATCTTTGTACCTTCTGACCTGAGTCAGTGATGCCCGTAAATGTCTGGTTTGACACACTGTCATATGTTACCCAATCAACTAAGTTTGCTGTACCAGGTTCCTCGATCCACTTCAAATATATTTTATGTGTCTGAGATGAGCTGTCGTTTTGATTGAACGCTGCATAGTTATCAAGTTGATATGTACCCTTTTTGTATATTGGCACACTTGTTTGTGTCTGTAAAGAAATCTTTTCACGCTCGTATGGAAGCGTAGTTGGGTTCCAAGACCACTTCCAAACACCATGGCCTGAATCTCGATTATCTACAGCAAAGTTTAATGTCTCAGGTTCAATTGTCTGATCGATGATGTTATCGAACACATCGATCTTGAGATCTCCTGATGAGTCTTGAATGATTGTAGCAAGTTGTCTATTTCTTGATGCCATTATACTAACTCAAAATAGTTGAACCTAAATGATGCATTATAGGTTATGAATTCGGTTCCAGATGCAGTCGATTCAAAGTTGATATCACCGAGTGCTACAGGCACTGCATCAATATAACGTACTTGTTTCGTTGTATTATTATGACTTGATAAGATAGAAAGAGTGATATCAGCATAAGTTGGTGGGTTCTGCATAGCATTACCAGTTCTTTGTGTGCTGTTCACTCGATAATCAATGTCTGTATCAAGCAACCTACGAATCCATTGGAACATCTCATCGTAGCCCTGCATATTCTCATCAAGTATGATATTACAACTTAATTCGTTAAACGTAAGCTTATCACCAGGGAATGGTACACCAGCGACCTTACGGAATGGCATCTCAACCGCAGACATCAACATACCAGGATGTGTAACCGATTGACAGAAGAACTCCAAGTTTGGATAGTTCCGTCTATCGATAGTCAGCTTAAAACTAGTGGGCTGAAGATAATTAAAGTTGTCTGTTAAAGTTGCCATGGTTCTATTTATAACAAAAACGAGTTAAAAAAAGAGGCAGCCGAAGCTGCCTCTCTTGTTTATTTTATATGTTAACCTACGCGCCGAGGATGTTGTCCACGCGGAAGATACGGTAGTACTGGTTAGTCTTTGCAGTTGCCAGACCGTCTGATGGGTTTGTACCAACGAATGGGTTTGAGACCATGCCGTAGCGAGTCTTAAAGCCAATCTTCGGCTGGAATGTGTCCTCACCAACCGCACGAACCATTGTTAGTGGTACGTATGGGCAGTAGAAGATACCTGCATCGTATGGGTTTGTACCCTTATAACCGACGTTGACATAGTCAGCTGTGGCATATGGGTCAATGTATACACGCATACGACCGTTCAGTGTACCTGCGAAGGTGTTACCTGTGTCATCGACGTTCAGGTTAGTTGCCATTGCAGGTGCATAGTCCAGCATGCCTGAAGCAGCAAGTGCTGAAGCTACGTCAGATGAACAGATCATGAAGTTACCTTTACCGCGACGTGTTTCTTTCGCGATTGTGTTAGCTTCACGCTCGATCTGTACGATCAGACCTTTGAACTTTTCAACTGACCAACGACCGTCTGCATCTGTTTGCAGGTCGAAGATACCGTTAATAGCTGTGTTACCTGTTGCGGCACCAGTCTTAGCTTGTGAGTTGACTGTACGTACAACTTCACGGTTGATTTCAGCCATGATTTCTGTTGACAGAATGTTGGCCAACTCAGTTTCGGCGTCCAGACCATGGATTGCTTTCAGGTCTTGTGCCAATTCCAAGCTGTATTCTGCTTTCAGTGCACGTGACTTTGCAGTCACAGTAGCTTTATCGATTGTGAAGCCCATTTCAGCAAACTGCTCACCACCTGTTTCACCAAGTGCTTCAGCTTCTGGTGTTGTGTATGGGTCAATCAGGCTTGCTGGATCTGCACGATCGTTATCAATGCTTGAATCTGAGTTCGAGTCAGTGATACCGTCGAGGCCTGATGGGCCACCAGCTGGGTGTGAAGCTGTTGATGAGTCACCAGAGAAGTTTGACAGTGGCTCATTAAATAGTGCTTCTGTACCCTTACCGCCGTTATCGTTATTGTTTGCGCCAGCCTTTGTTGTCTTATAGCGTGACTTCATTGCGAAGATCAGGCCAGTTGGACCAGACATAGGCTGAACACCACACATGTCGTATGCCATCAGATTTGGCATTGCACGACGTACAAGCGCGATCAGCACTGGGTTCCAGTTCTGTACGTTTGATGTGTTGTTTGTTGGTGTTTCTGCAAGCATTTGACCTTCTTCGATCAGTGCCTGCTCTTGGTTTTCAAGAACAGCTGCAGTAACAGCTTTCCTGTGGTGATCTTGAATTGTGCCCGCTGACTCAGAGTTCAGTACCGGTGCCCATTTCTCGATCAGCTTATCGTAAGATACTACGTTTTGCATTTCTTTGGACTCCCAAATTATTTTTTAGTTTTTTCGATTGCTGAAAGATACTGAGCCATAGATCCGACAGACTCAACCATTGGTGTATCACCTTCGGTCATTTCTTCTTCAATATCAGCGGACTCAGCTGCTTTTTTGGTAAAGTATGATTCTTTGACAGTGTTCACTTTCTCTGCGAAAGCTTCTTCTGATTCAAATTCCATATCAGCTACCAAAGTCTTTAGTTTTTCGACTTGCGTCTCTGCAAGACCAGTTGAATGTTCGCGAATTACAGCGTCACGCTTATAGGCATCAAGCTCTTCAGCCATTGCCATGTTCTTTGTGATCGCTTCATTGTGCGCTTCTTCAAGCTCTGATACTTCTGCAGCGAGCTCATCTACCAGGTCAACTTTAGACTCAGGTACTTCGATGTATGATTCTGTGAACAGATCCTTCAGTGAAGTCATAAACTTCTCAGCAATTTCTGTACGCAGACCAGTTTCGATGGCTACCTTATTGTCTTCCATCCAGGACTCAACTACGTAGTTAAGATAGTTGTCGACCTTTTCAACGAGTTCTGACTTAGTAGTTTCAACTTCTTCAGCCAGTTCTTCGTTGTACTTTTCTTCGAGACGATCAATCTCTGCAGACAGCTTTGATTTGATTGCTGCTTCAAAGATTGTTGCCGCTTTGTCTTTGAAACCGTCTGACAGTGTGGCTTCTTCAGAGATCAGAGCATTCAGATCGTCTGAGAAATCAACTGCTACTTCGATTTCTTCTTGTTCAGCAATTGCGTCACCGTCAAAAGCTTCAGGTGCAGTACCTGCGGTCAATGTTGCCAGTACGCCGCCGAGTTTTTCTTTCGACATACCTTGCATTGCACCAACTGCAGCTGACATCATGCCAGCCTTAGTCTTAGGCATTGGATCCTGTTTAGTGTTGTCACCTTTTCTGGCTGGTGCCTTCTTGGTGGCTTCACCTGCTTTATCTGTTGCAGCAACTGACTGAGCTTCGGCGTTTTTAGGATCATGAGTTCCTTCTTCCACAACTTCGTCTGTTACTTCGTCATGGAGTTCAACTTCCTGATCTTCGATTTGATTTTCATCAGTCATAGATTGACTCCCTATATCTTAGTTTTGAGTAACGAGAGGAAATTCTTAAACTCACGAACCTGTGTCTCATAGAGGTCGGCACGTGGAGCTCTTTTAATTTCTGTCTCCATCTGTTCAATATGTCTAGCTTCGATAATACCGTTGTTCCAAACCCATTCAACACCTTCCATAACCCCATTAACAAATGCGCTAGGTGCAGATGGATCTTGAACGATATCTACTGCGTTGAGTAGAAAATCGTCTTTGACGATCATCGCGTTATTACCTCGTTCTAAACTTCCCATACCACGAGTCGAGACGCCTAAGTTGACACCACCGTCGAGCAAACCTTGAACGATCTTACCCATTGGAGTTTCCAAAATAGTCGCCTTACCCACAACATCGTTGCCCTTCCATTCGAGCTTTTCGATCTTGTGAGAAACTTTGTCTAAATTAACGGTCGGTCCTTCAGGATGATTCAACTCACCTACGGCTCTACCTTTGGTTACTTGCTCTGTATTGTATTTGTTCAGAGCTTTCTCCATTACAGCCTTTGGATATATGCGACCGTTACGATTCTTTTGTTCTGCTTGCATAAAGATACCTTCAATGGCATATTTCTTACCACCATCTTTAGTAGCCTCAGTTAAGACTTCAAGATTCTGTTCGGTATATTCTGCAATCAGTTTCATTTTTTTAGTACCTTCACGAATTCAGTAGCGGCTTTTTCTGCTTCTGCCTTCGATCTATATTTGTCTAGTCTATCACCGTCAATATACGTAACGAATGCATTCCGTTCTTTGTATACCATTATCTGGATTCTACCAATTTTTTTATTAAGGACCAATTGTCCTTCAGGTTTTCTTCCAGTTAATTCGCGAATTTGACTAAATTGTTTCATTTTACTTTATTTATACAAGTAATATTTTTAACTGAGATCAAGATTCGTCAGAACCTTCGTCTCCTTCATAATCGTCTTCCCATTCGAATCCTTCATCCTCGTCGGCGTCATCTTCATCGTCCATTCCGACTTCGTCATCAATATCGGGCTCTTGTAATTCTTCTTCCTCCACGGCATCTTCGTCCTCATCAGTATCAAGCATTGCTTCTACTTCTTCATCAGAGATATCATCGATATCATCTTCTTGTTCGATACCGTTATAGATCTGATCAGCTAGTCGAATCTTTTCCTGATCGAGGAGATCATTCATCTTAATAGTCATGATTTCGCCAAAGGCTTTATTGGCATTATTATAATCCTGATCCAATGCCATCTGAATCAGGTCTTTTGTAGCTTCACTCATTTATCATCTCCTACAGGCTTGAGTTCAAACTTTTGTGCCGGCGCATCTTGCTCTGGCTCTTCATCTTCTCTATCGGCCTCTTCACCGTTCATCTCTTTATCTATTTGTGCGATATCTTCATCTGAAAGCATAAGCACATTTTTCTGTACCCATTCTTTTGAGAAGTATTCACCAACATAGTTCTGTACTTGGTCGAGAGTTTGTAGTCTCTCACGCAGCATCTCTGCATCACGTAGTTCTGTAAAGTGGTTATCACGTACATAGTCAATCGTGATATCGTTCTTCCACTCTTGCCAATCTTCTTCGGTAATAATACCTTTCATGATTAGCTGTGTTTTGAGGATGCCATAAAATAAATGTGCAAATCGATTTCTGAGGCGGTCAATGAACTTTTGAAACTTTAACTCGTCACGATTTACCTCGGTCGAACGACCTAAACTAAACTGTGCTTCTTGCTCTAAACGATTGATAGGCACGTTCAGTGCACGATACACCTTCTTTTGGAAATAGATGATGTCATCGATCTGACCTAAGTTCTCACCACCTGGTAATGTGGTGATCTCAGTACCCTTACCACCTTCACGGCGTGGTAACCAAAAGTCTTCGAGTAATGACTGATGCTTACGATCATCTCTAATCTCGCCAGTCTTCGCATCGTATACAAGCTTATTACGATACTTTGTCATGATTGACTTGAGGTATTCTTCTGACTTACCACGTGGCATGTTACCAACATCAATATAGAAGATACGTCTTTCAGGTGCTCGAGCAAGACGATAGATAACCAACGAGTCTTCCATCATCCGTAGCTGGTTAATTGGCTTCAAGCCTTTATGTAAGTGTGATACGATCTTCTTACGATCTTCGCTTAGCAAACCAGATGTGACGTATGATACAGAATCAACTGTCATCTTGATGCCTGAGTTTGATTGACCTGGTTTTTCTTGGAATATGAAGAACTCTTCGGTCTTATCAACTAGCTTAGCACCAGTTAGTTCATCCTTCTTATACTTTACTTTTTTGACCTTGCGCATCTTAGCTGCATCGATTGGTCGAATCTCTTGAATACCTTCTTTTGGATTATTCTCATCAACTACAAGATGATGATATAAACGGCCATCAACATACCAACGACGAAAGATGTCGTAGCCTATCTCTTTGAAGTTCAACATGCCGTATATGGTATCGAATTCTTCTTTAATTACTTTTTTGATTCTATCAGGAGCCTTGACATCATCAAGGTTGATGTCCATATTTTGTGTTAACTCTGATCCACTGATCGACTCATTAACGATGTCTTCGATAGCAGCATCAACTTCTGGATGCATCGCGTTACCACGATACTTCATGATAAGCTGATAGTTATCTTTCGAGTCATCGCCGTCGAGATTTAAGTATTGTCCATAATGTGTACCAGCTGCAGTAGCATAACTTCCACCTTCATCGTCCCGTGGAGGCACGATAGATGGTAGCTTCTGATCTTCTTTCTTTTTAGCCTTTTTGATTTCAAAACCAAATAAGGTTAAGCCTTGTTTGCCTACTTCTTCTGCCATATCATTTCACTCAAGTATTGGAGAGGCACGTGATTATGCCTCTCCATTCTATTTATTATGTTGTTGTATCAGTATCGTAATACTGATAAGCGAAGGTTACCTGGAACCTTTCGATCTCATCGTTTGAGCTATAAGCCAAATCGATTGGAGACATCTCTTGAGGAAATGCACCTCTGAAGTTGTATGTCTTCAAGATGTCGCCTGAACGATCGAGCTGTTCTACCTTCAGGTCTGCTTCGTATGCAATCGGTGAAGTGAGACCAGTATTTGCACTGTGTGCGTTCATACCGTTCATCCAACGTTCCATTGAGTTGCGGATCGCAAAGTCTGTATCATTGATGATGGTAACTGTCCACACATCAAATGTACGATCACCTGCAATCTTCAACTGACGACCACGAAAAGGAACAACGATTTGTCCTACTGTGGAGCCTGGAAGTTGTGCTGTCTCACAAAGGAATGATGTCAATTCTGCATCACCATTTGCATAGCCAGGAAAGTTAATCGTAGCCTTAAAGAGGTTAGGACGTGCGCCACCGCCTCTGAGCTTCGACTTAAAGTCATCTACGCCGAGAATAGCCATATCTTACCTCCTTAAACTGTGCCAACTACTTCTTCAAAGTCAACACCGGAGCGAACAGCTACAAAATTAAGCGTGATGTAGTTGATCGAGCGGGCTGGTTTGATGAAGATATTAGCGATGAACTCGTTGCGGTCAACGACTGCAGGAGTGTTGTTTGTTTCATCACAGACTACACGGAAGTCAGTGATACCACGCCGACCTTTTACTTCCCGAAGGACAGGCTCGACGATGTTAACAAACTCTGCTCTTGTAAATTCGTCGTTGAATTCGAAGAGTGCTTGCTCAGCTGCTCTACCAATCGCACGCTCTAGTACCAAGAACAAGCGACGTACGTTGATACGATCGAATGCTGATGGACGACCAAGTTTTGTCTTATCACCGAAGAGCAATGAGCCTTGACCTGGAATGTTTGCGACTGGGTTTACACCTGCTTTATACAGTGTATCTCTCTGACCCTTTGTTGGGGTCCAGCTCAATGCAGTAATACCGAGGTATTGACCACGACGTGAGCCTGCTGGAGAGAACCATGGTGCACGATTGATATCGGTAGCAGCCATGATACCTGCAGTAGATGAAGCAGCTGGGATTTGAATGTATTGATCGTTAAACTTATCATACACCTTTAGGAAGTTTCCATCCATAACGAGGTATGATGAGTTAGTGAATCCGTTTGCTGTATCAACGATATTATCTGTAATCGTTGAAGCATTAGTTAGATTCACAACGTCGTCACGTGCTGGTGATGCAGTTACAACACAGTCTTTACGGAGTGACTGAGCTGTAGTGATCAAGTCGTTTACGACTGTTTGTTGATCTGTTGAATTTTGCATTGATGGTGAAATCAAGAAGTCAACTTCTACGATATCACGATCTTCGTATAAGTCATATCCGTTTAGGAACTCTGAAGTACCTAGAGCGCCAGAGTTTACACCGCTATCGAAGTCATGAGTCTTAATCGCTCTTTCGGCTGCGCGTAGGATGTAATCATCTCCTGAGTCAAGCACTTGACCAGCTTGTTCACCTGGTGCATTCAGATAATCTGAATCGTGGTTAACCATATAGATGTAATCTGAACGAGCATTGATTACGTCGATGACGTAGTTAGTGCTACCATCAGCTAGTTTGGCGTCTGGTGCTACAGAAACGAACGGATATGTTTCGAGGATTTCCCCTTTTGTACCTGTCAGCTTACCATTACGATCAATCACAACTGCGTGTAATTCATCGTTATCAGCGTTGCGATCGCTCGCATATGTTGATGTTTGTGGTGCTGCGTCGAATTCGTCTTTGTATGCCCAGTTTGTAAAGATATTAGAGTTTGCTGAGTCAGCAGGACAAATTTGAACTTCAAGGCTATTACCTAATTCACCAGCAAACTTAGCGATGAATGTATGACCTGTGTTGTTCAATGAGCTGTACTGAGAAGTAAACTCGTCTTCGTTCTTTACGATTGGTGCATTAGCACTATCAGTCGCAGACTGTAGTGTCAATGAATAGGCATTTTTAGCAGCGTTTGTGGCTTCTCTCGTTACGAAAGCAGAGCTTGAATAACGGAGGAAGTAATTAGCTGAATGCCAATCGATGGTGTTATCAGAGTCTGGAGTAGCAAACGTATTCACTAGTTCGGCTTCGTTTGCAATAGCTACTCGCTCTCCGATAGGACCCCATCTAAAGTTGCCAACAATTGCGCCAGTAGTTGACTGTACGTTAGGAACGCCACCAGTCAGATCTATCTCTTTGACGACAACCGCTGGACTTGCAGACGGTGTTGAGAGTGCCATTTTATCTTCCTTCTAAAAAAATTATATGTTCCATAATACGACTAGTCAACTTGCTATTATTTATACAATTACAAATTTGGATCGTATTCTACAGCCCAACCTTTGGCAAGTCTGTCTTCTTCGGTTTCAATGGCTGTGATCGCATCTGTACCGTCATCGATGAAACCAAACGGAACGATATCATCTTCTAGTTCTTTAATCCTGTTTTCGAATAGAAGTTTCTTCATGTTAATGTCTGTCATGTCCATAAAGTAACTACCAGTCGTAAAGTAACCAAACAAGACGAGGTTCATGACCAAGTCATCGTGGTTACCGTCTGACGCCTCAAACGACTGCCCTTTTGCTTCGAACGTGGAGATCTCGAGTATCGTGTTCTCATCCACTATCTTCAGTTTATTATTCTCAAGTATGTCTTTGAACGCAGAACAACCTAATCGTTTAGTCTTACGATTGATCTCGATGCCAAGAGCATTTGCTTTTGTCAGTGATTCTGCATGCATATTTTCATATTCAAGATCATGCCATAAGCCATTACAAACGAGAGAACCTTGATCATTAGACTCAATAACAACATAAGCGTTATTGTAGACTTTCGCATATTTATAGATAATGTTTGGGAAGAGTATTGGAGAGATAGTGTTATTGCGATATACAGCAACCTGTTCGAAAGGTGAAACGCTAATATCGATCAAATTAAATGTAGAATAATCCTGTCCTCTTCCCTTACTTACATCAACACACATTATGTAATCGTGATTCTTTTTCGGTTCCTTATAAATGTTGAGTAAACCACCTTCCATCACTCGTTTTGGTGGATTTGCTCTTAAACCCATTAAACACTCAGCGTTAATGAGTGTATCACCGGTGCCGAAAAATGTATTGCCAAATTCTTGATCGAACTGTAATTGACTGGTATTTGAAATTGTTTGGGCTTTCCAAGCCTCGTCACGACCAGGAACGTCGTGCCAATCGACTCTAAACGATTGAAACTCGTTTACTCCTTGTACAGCTCCTTCCCAAATTTTATGAAACTGGTTACCAATTCCGTTAGCAGTCGATGTAATGATGACCTTAGTGTCTTTACCTGCTGATACAACTGGATATGTCGAGGTATAAAATTCTGCAGCCCGTTCAACAAAAGCAAACTCATCGAGGTACAGAAGATTAACTGACATACCACGAATGCTACTACCGGAAGTAGCAGAAGCGATGATACGGGAATTATTACTGAACTCCAAAGACCCTTTATTGAGTGCTTTATTACCCGGTTGTAGAAAGAACGGGATGTTCTCAAGCATGAGCGTAATGCGAGATAGCATCTCACGCGCAGTAGCGCCTTTGTTCGCAAGTACTGCGATCGTCTTTTCAGGATTAAAGAGCGCGAACCAGAGTAGGTAGGCGCAGGCAGAGATTGACTTGCCAGATTGACGACATGCGAGAACGACATTGAAACGATTTTCCTGAAAGTGTTCGAACATCCTTTTTTGATAAGGATAAAGTTCAAAGTTTACCAAGCCTTTGTCAAGAGATATAACTTTAACGTACTTCTCGGCGAAGTATATAGGGTCATGCATACACTTCTTGTATTCTGCGATGAGTTCTGGAGTCCACGATTGTTGAACACCATCCCTTTTAACATTCGGATTCCCTAGATAACTTTGTAGTTGGCTCAACATCTATAATATCATCCTCTTTTAGCAACTTTTGTAGATCAGCGGTAGAACTTAAGAACACGTTATTTGTTTGGTTCTCGATTTGTTTTGGCTGTTCTTCCATATCTAACTGCTTTTGCTTTTTATTCAAATCCATCAGACGATCATTCACATCAGATACGTTCTTGATCATGCCTGATAATACTTCATAGGCACGAGGATGCTCGCTTTCACGAGCAACCTCTATCATCATCTCTAATGCATCTTTGCCTTTTTCGATAAGCTCATAATATGTTTCGCGCGAATAATCGTAGTCATTCGATACATTATCTTTTTCATTTTTGCTCATCTTAATGTGCCTTGAATGTTCCTCTACCACTAGTAGGAGGAGAGTATGTAACGTCTGTGCCAGTCTTAATGGTAAGACCAAACTTCAACTTTGGATATGCTCCAGCACGGCCAGCCTGTCCGGCATATGTATTTGACCAATCTTTTGTGCCATCATATGAAACTGATGAATCAGCCCATAGAGGAGACAAGTACATATAGTATGGGTCTTCTGTACCTTCAAGAACCACGCCAGGTCGTAAAGCATCACCTACACCATCAGAATCATCTGCAGGATCAAATGATGAGTGACTTGCTTTCTTGCCAAAATTGTTTGTATCATCTGAATGTGCTTTTGCCCATGTACCATTTACACCCCAGAATAATCGATTTTCACCGATTGAATCCGATACTCCATCAATAGCAATCATGATTACATCGCCTGATTGAATCATGTTAGCAGTATCGCCCTTATTTTCTACTGAAACATTTGTGCGATAAAGAGTTCCTTGATCAGAACCGTCGAAGGTGATGAGATCTTCGTTATTACCAGTTCTATCGTCACCAGCTTGCATAAGTAACTTAGAGGTGACGTCAATAGTAAATGTTCTACCAATACCTGCTAAATCTTGACCTGCGCTTAACCAGTTTTCTGGTGCAATTGTTAATTGTAATCCACCAGAAGCATGCCCATGATTTCCGTCTCTTCCGTGTCTACCGACGGTTGCAACAGCTGGTGGAGTATTCAAGCTAGCATCCATCAAAGTTGGTACACTATCGACGTGCACCTCAAAATATGTACGCTCATTACCTTTGATAGGCTGAGATACAAGAGCTTCACCACCTACTCCCATTGTACCTGGTGTTGGATAGAATCCCCAGTCAAGATAAGATACTCCACCAAACAATGCATCAGAATCGGCATTAGTTCTATCATCTATTCCTCGAGCTGTAAATACATGACGTACTTCGCCATCACTATCGATATCATGAATTTGCGGTGCTATGAACTTTGTTGCTGGATATCCAAAAAAGCCGGTACCTGTAGCAGGATCGTTAAAAGTTGTGCCAAGACCTATTCCACTTGGATTAAATGTAATTTGTCTCGACAAGCCAGGATATGCTTGTGCTAATAGTTGCAATAGTTGCGTGTTTGTAAAGGTTGTAATATTCTGAAAATTACCGGTACCTTGCAATCTCGAACTATTTGCTACGATTTGTGAAGCCCAAAATCCTAGTGAAACTGTGACTGGCTTATTAGTGTATTTATCAAAAAAGCTATACGGCATATCTTATCTCCATGTCGTAATGATTAGAGCGTGGCCACTGTCCATACCAGCTGTTGTTGTGATTGTGTTTTTATTTGTCATGGTAAAATCTCTGTTTTCATCAAGCAAATAGCCATTCAAATAGACCATGATTGTTCCTGAATCAAACAACAAGCTATTACCATAATCATCAGCTCCAGTAAATACAGTATCTCCTGAATCTGCTTCGAAAAAATACTTACTCATTTGTAGAGCTCGAGCTTGTACATAATCAGAATCTACTACAGCGGTTGTTGCTGCAGAGTCTAATGCGTTTACGCCTTCAAGAGTAGTAACTCGACCATCTAGATCGGTGAAGTTGCCGTCTAGTTCACCATGTGTGAGCTCCACTCCTTTCGTGCTTCTTAATGTGATCGTCATGTTTTTCTCCTAAACGTTAACTACTATCAACTGAAGGTATTATAGATGTAATGTAACCGTAAGCTCCTGCACTATCGAAGCTTACACCTCCACCGTTACCATCTGAATCTGCTCTTGTTCTAAGAGTTTCAACGGATATATCTGAATCATCTAAGCCAGCATCCATGAAGAAGAACTCTGTATTTACCTCTGTAATAATAGCAGATTCTCTGTTTACTGGTCCATAATAAGAAAGTTTCATATCAAATGAAAGTGTATAAACGATCGTACGCCTTTGTGCTAACTGACCGTCATAATCGTCTGTAAAATCTACACCTGTAATTATAAGTGGTATATCTTCTACGAAATCTTCGAACAAATCAGGAAATGGTTTGATCGTCATAGTATATTGTGGATTAAATGTCGGTAAAACCTGTTCTACTAATTGTAAGCAATCGTCATGAGACTTAGCATAGATATTCAACTGAAAACTAATCGTGTAAGGCACTGGTGAATACATCTTTGTACGTTTTAGTGCATTACTCGTTGGTTGACTTAACGAACTCAACTTTGTCAATTGTCTCGTAGTATCATACGTGATACCTGAAATCTCAAACGACATACGAGGTAGTTTAATCGCTAGCTTCTCGCCGCCATCTTGTAAGTCAGGATTCTCACGAATTCTCTCTAAATACTTTTCCTTTGGTGCATATGATAGTGGCACCTTAATCTGATTGATCGTAGCACCTGAACTATTCTGCCTGAGAATATACAAGTTATTGAACAGCCGACCGAATAATGCGACTGCTTTCCTTGTTTTCTCGTGGTAAAAATAATCACCAAACATTATTGATCCTCAGGGTCACCAAATGGGTTAGTTTCAGAGAAGTCTAAGAAATCATCAGACTCATCACTAAACTGATCGTTTTGTTCATTCTTTGAAATGTTATTTAATTCTGTAACACTTTCAACTTGTAGGCCAGTTAATCCTAAGCCTCTTGATCTATTTATTATACGAGTACCGATACTATCTCCAATTACAAAGTTTCTAAACTTACCATCATCTGCACCAACATGTGTTAGCCTTAATTTGCGGCATGAATCTCCATCAGAATCAAGTATGTAATGTGTAACTTCTCCGCGCATTACAGTACCAGAAGGATGAGATTGACTAATGTTATCACCAATACTATAATCGCTATCAATGCTGCTTGCTGGACCAAATGTGATACCAACATCTTGACTATCTCCATAGCCACAGCCTGAGTCGAGTAAGATTAGTTCCTTGACTTCACCCTTTGCAGAATCGATTAGCGCTTTTGCTTTTGCTCTTTTATAATCAAAGTGTTCATTGATCAGAGGAGTTGAATCTTCGTATGTATCACCGCTTGACTCTGGTACCCAATTTGACCATGTGTTATCGTATACGAGTTTATTTTTAGCTATAGTAAATTGAAAATCGTCTATGTTACCAACAAAAGATCTATTAATATCCGAGTCTGTTATGTATTGACCATTAACGTTTTCAAGATGTTCGGGTGCTGTATAGCCAGAATCATAGCCAATACGTATGATGTCACCAGAATCAAACATAAAGAAATTAGGATTCATCACATAAGTGCCTGTATACGCGCTATCTAATCCTATCCGCAAATTACCAGAATTTAATGTAGTTTGATTTGTCTCAACTTTGGCAAAGTGCCACTTATTTGCTTGTACAAATAAATTTTGTGTTGTTAGTACTTGAACATTCTCTACTTGTCCCGATTGTCTGTTACTAGAGTCTACAGAAAGTGATATAGAAAGGTTATTATTATTATTAATGTATACTCTAAAGTCTTCGTGCCAAGCCAGTGTACAAGGTTTTAATGAGTCTAAGTAAAACCAGAAAGACATCATAGCAAATCGACGGAGGCCACCGCCACTATCTGTAATTTCTGTTAAAGTCGTGACATCGTTTGAGTCGTGCTGAAGAGAACCACAGCCGAACTTAAAGTGGCTAGAATCAATTACCCCGCCGTATCGACCACTATCATATTCTGGTGGATCAATCGTAACAATTGGCTGCGAAGTATAATACGTACCGCTATCTAAAATCTGTAAACCGTAAACTTTTCTCATGATGTGTATCCGTTATTTACATAACCAGGCTTCACATAGTTTTTCCCAGTTGTTAAAAGCACTTTACCTTTTGCTTGTTTTGGTGCTTTCAGGCATAGTTCATACTGGTATGTATGATCACGTTCTATATTATCGATATCATCTACACCAGTATCCATGTCTTCGCCAGTATATTCGAACAACTGGCACCGTAGTTTATAAGTTGGTATATCTTCGATCTGATAGAAAGGCTGTTCATGCTCTACGTGCATGATTTGGAACATCTTCTTTGTCAGAGGCAAGTATATCACATCGCCTTCAACTGGTCTTTCAGTCAATAGTTCGTTATCATATCTCGCTACTTGTGCATCCCAACGTCGACGTGATACCACAAATGTAGCTTCATCTCTGATCTCTACACCAAACCGTGTAAATAGATCACCCTCTCCATCGAAACCTTCTACGTTTTCAATGTACATCTCGACCTTATAAGCAGAGTTGAAGCTCGACTCAGGGTCTGCACCAAAGACAGTATCATAGTTGACAAGATCACGTGGTAAATAGTACACGTCTTGTCCATAGATCTGTAGAGCCTCAATGACGAGGTCTTCATACAGCTCCATTTCGGATCTGACTTTAGGTGAAAAGTAGAAGTTTCTCGCCATATTATCCTACCATGAGAGGCGGAGGGAATGAGAAATCTTCGTGGATCCTTTCTTTCAGTCGCTCTATCTCTGCTGTCGCATCATCATACATTTGTCTACCATTGAACGTCACGCCACCTGGTAGCTGAACGCCTTCAAATTTAATTAAGTTTGTACCCCATTGCTGTTTAATCAATTGAGTAGAATATTCTTTTAACCACCAATCATTCCATACTGACGTATTGGTTGTGTCTACTAATTGATAAACGTCGAGAACAATATATTCACCAACTTTGAGATCACCGTCTTGGAAATCTCCGTGTATATACAACCTATCTTCGTGACGCGACCATTGAACCTGAGGTAAACCATTCAATTTCATATCAAGCAATGACAGATACTGCTGCATCTGCTCATAATAAGCGAGGTCACCTGCAAAGTTTTGAAGGTCTGCGATGTCGTTCAGCATCATCTGATATTTGATATCAAAGAAGTTAGCTGATGATCCAAACGCAGATGAGATGGGAAACATCTTATTGACAAACAAGATGTTCGTTGGTATAGGGATATATTCGTTTGTTTTATCTGTTTGTGTTATTACGTGTTTATAGAAAGTACGTACAGTCGCATCGAAGTGGTACTCTTGCCAGTATTGCAGAGCTTCGTCGATGCGATCTTCTATTTGGTCTTCATCGACATTGATCTCGAGAACTGGATCCCCGAGTTTCCTCTTACAATAATCAATGAGATCTTGTCTACTAGCCGGAACTGCCATATATAGTCTCCGATGTTAAAATTATCTGAGACTATTTATATGTTTTTATAATTCAAACTCTGCGGTTGGTGGTGTAAATGTGGTACCGGAAGGATATTTACATACACCTTTTATAATTCTAAAATCTTGTATATATCCAGTAAAGTATTCTGCTGAACCCCCTTGAAGTCCGCTAGTACCAATGTGAAGATTATTTTGTGGTGTGCGAAGATTAGTAGTAGAAGATGTGCTGCTCTGATTGCCAACACTTACTCCATCCTTGTAAGCTCTAAAATAATGCGTACTACCTTCATCAGATCTTACTAATGCAATATGATACCATGTATTATTACTCACCGTTGCTGAGCCAATAAAATCAGCCGAAGCAGAGGTATATACCCAAAATCTCATTCTACCATCTGCTAGAATTTCCATAGAAAGTGAACCAGAACTTTCAGTTAACGAATTATTTTTACTACCGAAAACATAGTGTCCTGTTCCTACATTTGTTGGATACATCCAAAACTCTAGAGTAAATTCATCACTTCCCAAATCCATACTGTGGGTCCCGGTTGAATTTAGAAGTTCTATATAATCACCTGTACCATCAAAATAAACTGAAGATGATGTAGTAAACTTTCTTTGTGTAGTAGATGATGAAGTATCTGCTTTTAATATAAATGCATTTGCAGCGGCAGCATCATAAACATTTGCATCTGACTTGTTTTGCATCAGGAATTTAGTACCAGCAGCCTGAGTAGTAAGAGATGTAGGAGGTGTAAAGTTGGCAGTGTAAACAGCTGTTCCAGCAATAAATCTAATATCAGAGATATGACCCTTGCTCTTATAACTACCATTACCAAATCCACCTAACACTAAACCATCCTCGCCACCAAATTGACCAGTATCCGATCTGGTTGCAATTGAAACGCCGTCTAGATAAAGTGTAATTGTACCTGAATTCCTCACAGCCGCAACATGATGCCATACGTTATTTCTAACTACACCACCACTTATAGACCAGTTAGTACCTGTATGAGCTTGAAGCCCAATTACTCCATCATCTGCTGGGCCTACATAAAACTCAAAATCACCTTCTTCTAAAAGTCCATCGCCTCGAGTTGATACAATCATATCGTGAAATGAATTACCAACAGCCCCTGTTCTTCTAAACCATAATTCAGCGGTAAAGTCTCCAGTACCTAAATTAGTGGTATCACCAGCATCTGTAGATACAGCATAACTAGACCCATCTACATATACGGAACCCCCATGATCATCTGCAGCCCATGGTTCATAGTCATATGGGCTAAATGGATAAGTTCCGTCTACACCTGATTGAGTTAGTGCATGTGCACTTGATGAAATGTCTGCAATGTACGGAGTAGCACCAACTAAAAGTTTAGTGTTTGTTACAGCAGTAAGTGCCTCTGTTGGTACCGTAATTGTTGTATCAGCAGGATCGTATATAGAAGAACCGTTTACCAGTCGAACATCTCTAAAATACATCTGAGCACCTTCACTTCCATTATCAGTGGTACCTACAAAAGCATAAGTATTACCACTTCCTATATCAGTGCCGGCACCGTATGAAGCATTGTTTGCTATTCTTGTTCCGTTATAATAAAGCGCAATAGCGCCACCTTTTCTAACTACCGCAACATGATTCCACTGCCCTTTATCCCATGTTGTAGACGATATGAGTTTTCTGCTCGCGTTGCTACCACCATCACCCCAATATACTGTGATATAATCAGAATGATCATTATCGTCTGGTATTACACCGAAAGAACTGGCATTATTATAATAAGTGCCTAGTCCCATTAAACGAGGATAACTCACAAATGAATGGCCCGATGGAACATAAAAGAATCCTTCATAGCACCAATCATTTGTATCTAAGTCAAAGTCAGCAGAACTACCGGTGTAGATTCTATCAGCAGCACCGCCAAAATAAGTACTGTATCCACCAGAACGATAAGGTGTAAATCTAGATGCTTGCGGTGCACCTGTTTCAGTAAATCCAGTAGATGTTTCATCTGAATCTAGATGTGTAATTGCAGCATTAGTTGCGTTGTTACCATCAGCTTTCATTAACAATATAGTTTCAGCTGATGAGTCAATAACATTTGAAAATGTTAAACTAAACGAAAGTGTTTCATTATCAACAGCAATCTGGTCGGTTGCTTTGAATGTCAGAGTAAAGTCGCCAGCAGTACCACCTGAGTCAGCAGACAAAGCAGTAATCGTAAACACGCTTGAGTCTTGAGATACAGTTGTACCTGTACCAACCATATTACCGTCTGACTCAACAGAGAAAGTTATTATATCTTGATTATCGTCAGAATCACTAGCAGATGCGGTGACAGTAACAGATAACGTGTCTCCGTTTAATTGAATAGTACCAGACTGATCGAGTGTCAGAGTAGGACTAGCGTTGATCAATGCTACATTGTACCAACCAGAACCATTACTAATATACAAACGACCAGATGATTCTACCCATGCTTGTTGCCCAGAGACAAGGCCGGTTGAAGGCAAAGAGTCTAGAGTTGTAAAACTTTGAAGACCTAAATTTTGAACTTGAGCAGAATCAAGCCCACCTGCAGCTTCGCTCGATGTATTTAGCAAAATCAAGTTAGAGGTATTGTCTACCTCTGTCTTTGACAGCATAATCGATATGTCTCTTGCTCTACTCATTACCTTTTCCTTTATCCCTATTTATCACTTTGGTACTGAAGCTTCCCAAAGCAAATTCGAGGTATTTGCTGTTTCTGCGTATAATCTTATCGTATTGAACTGGAATGCTGGTCCGTCTCTTGTTCCACCGTTTACACCAGAATGAACCGAAACATTATCATTAAACGTCTCGTTACCATCACCATCGTTGAAAGTTGTCGTAGTACCATAAGTTCGATATGCAGAACTACCACCAGCGGCTAAGAATCTGAAACCTCTCAAATTTGAATCTACAGTGAGACCAGCTTCTGGACTTACAGACGAACCTGAATAATTATGTCTATGTTGACCAGCGAAGAAAAGACCAGTACCATCATCTACTGGAGTGGTTTGTATTTGTGCTCCACTAATGCCGTGTATCGTTGGTCCATAAGTATAAGCACCAAAACCTGGCGAGCCTTGGCCACAAGCTTGAGCCCAAACTAAGTTAGTCCCTGGTCCATCATCACCACTATCCCAAAAAGTGAGATAAACCGCGGCAGGGTAATTCCCATTAGTGAAGATATAATTACTCGAGTTACTTGCTGCACTATCAATAGCTGCTTCTAAAGCATTTGTATATCTCCATGGTATACTTTGCTTCATCTCGAGTGATGGCAATGCTCCGCTTGGAGCATTTGATGCTACTGTAAATGCATGGTAAACGTCAAATCGATATGGATCATTCTGTGGTGGTGGTGGAGCAGCATAAGCTATATTAAATTCCTTTGTGACGTTATCTGTATTGATACCGTCTGACACAGTAAATGTAATACTAAAGCTATTTGCGCTAGCCGAGTCACCGTTTAAGGCAATATGAAATCTTGATGATTTTGCAGAGTCATGCGTAATAACTACATCGCTAGAGTCAATCCCCGTGCTCAGTGTATGACTGTATGTAAAGATAGCAGGATTATCATCTGAGTCAGTAGCTATGATTCGCATTTCGAAACTATCTGCTGTATCGTTATATGTATCCACGTCAGGTGCAGAGTCATATCCTTCTACAGAATCGATTTGCACAGATAAGTTAACTGTAGCAGCATTGTACCAACCATTACCGTTTCGAATAAACATACGTCTCGATTCAGCTACGTATGCTTTTCTACCAGTTTCTCCGCTATATGGCATCGAGTCAAGAGTAGAGTAATAATCAAACGCGGTTGTGTCTCCAATGTTTATTACTTCGTCAGAGTCAAACCCTGTACCGCCGTATGTAGTTTCTTGTATCTTTCTTAATCTACTAAGTAATGTCATTACGAAATTTGTCCTCTAAACTTATCTTGATCTAGCACTCTGATTTGACCTCTCATAGCGCTATGATATTGACAGTTATAGTAATATGTACCTGCAAATTTTGGGTTCCAGGTGATAACACCGTCTTCAGTGCCATTATTGACTACGTCAGGCACACCATTGCCAGTTCCAATGGACTGATTAGTCTTGATCCATATTGGATGGCCAGAAGCATTGACAGTCATACGTAATAAATCACCAGTATTCATGTATATTGTTGGATTATCTGCAAATCCATCTTCGTCTTGATATTTCACGCTATTGAATACTCTGTGTTTTCCAGAGAAAAGATAAGATGCATTACCACTATTTGTGGTATTTAGGTTAATATTAGCTTTATCGTACGCATGTGGTCTAAATAAATGTATATCACCTCGATTTTCTTGAGTTCCTGTACCACCATAAGTTTGATCCGAATCGACATATCTAGCACCGATGGCCACTATTTTTCCATCACGATTCGTTCTGATACCATTACCAAACGATATCGTATTACCAGCTCCATAACCTGTAGGTGAACGAGAGATATTATTTATCTTTTCGAAGCTATTTCCTCTTCTATTGAGTACTACTACTCCTTCTCTCATTCGAGTTCCTGCATTTCCGTGATCAGAGTCAAAGCCATCAGTAGCGAATAATGTGTTACCGTCGCGGCTCAAAGACATAGTTTGTCCAAATCGAATGTTAGCCGTGGCTGGTAAGTTTCCATAACCTTCAATTCGGTCAGTCAATTCCCAAGAATCATCTCCATCATACTTAAATACGAATATGGCTCCGTTAGCACTGTCATTCTCATTTGGATACCTATCAGCCCCGATACAAATCGTATCAAAGTTTGAATCTACAACAAGAGTACTACCATAACTCGTTATCTCATCGTCGTCTATTGATCTTGTAATGATTTCTGGAGGTATAGGAACTCTCGAATGGAATGTCCATGTTTCTTCACTTGGATCTCTTTCCCAAACTTGGTATTCTCGTGTACGTACTGCAAACCAACCGGCAGGTTCTTCCCAATCATCGCCACCATGTAAATATCCTACGCTATCACCATCAAATATCGCCTTTGTTCCAAGTTTATTCATAGCTTTGATTACAGAGGTATTATCAGGAGTAAAGATCTCTCTCTGTTTAGTCCATGTAGTACCTGATCGAGTATACACAGATAAATCACCAGAATCTGCATCAGTAGCCGTGCCTAGCATATAATCAAATGGACCGCTATTTATTGCAATACCACCAGGTATTTCTTTATCAGCTACAGTACCTCGTAGCTCTTGTCTCTTTATCCATTCTCCACCAGTAGAATCTCTGTCAAAATACCAAAAACGACCTACATCAGTTTCAGTGTGGTCAAAGCTCGTTTCAGTAGCTACCATCTTTAATCCATCGTCGCTAACCTGAAAACGACTACCAAATCCCCATGTTGTGTTAGTCGTAGTCCACATGTTATGTATTAGATCGGCATGACCTGTACTGTCGTTTATTTTCCATGTCAATAAACCGCCTGGAGCGATAAACATGCTGGTGGCTCTGCGAACATAGAAAGTTACTAGCCAATCTGCATCAGGTCCCATTGCAATTTTAAGGCCTAATTCATCATTAGCATCATGATCTGGACCGGTATTCATGTTAAGTTGATGAAAACCACCAAGCCAATTATTACTATCATTATAATATGAGAAGTTTATCTTCTCTTTAAGTGTGGCAAAACTAATACCATCAGAAACCTTGAACGTAACTTGTGAAGAGTCTACAGATATGGCACTACTATCAACTGCTGTAAAAGTAAACACACTTGAGTCTTGAGTAAAGGTAGCTAAGTTTCTTAAGTTGCCATCTGATTCGATTGAGTACTGTAATGGATTCGAATCAGCATCAGTAGCAACAAGTTTTATTACTAAGCCTCTCTGATCTTTTGATAATAACGTATTACGACCAGTTGCAGTTTCGATGCCAGTAAGTTGAGAAGCTACTGGCGCAGTTCGTGTCAGCGTAGTTGAATACCAATCATCACCATCATAGATTAACCAAAGATTACTATCTAAGACATAAGCCTGCTCGCCTGAATCTGCATTGTTAGGCAAATCATCATGAGTAGCATAAGTTTGAATACCAATACTGTTTGATATAGTAGTGATAGTGGCTGAATCAAAGCCGTTGCCATCATATATTTCAGCTTTTGTTAATCTTATAGAACTTAGCCTCATGATGTATCAACTCTTTCTGTGTAAACTTCTGTATTTCCTGGAGCGCCGCTGTACATACGAACTCTATCATATATAAACGACCAAGATCCAGTATGAGTGATGTCTAAATTACCGATATCAAGTATAACATTTCTTGAATTATAAACGGCAGACCAAGATCCGGTAGAACCAGCTTCTGTATTACTCACTCCTCCGTTTATTGATGGAGCCGCTGTAGTTCCAAAGTCTAAAGTTGCTACGACTGCGCTATCTCTCTCAAACTCTATCGATCTCCAGTTTCCTGCAGAAGAAGCAGATTGTATAGCTGATACAAGCCATAAAGTATGCTCTTGACTATATGGACCTGCTAGTGGACCGGTGTAGCGATCAGCCGCAAACTGCATATAACCATTTGCTGGTGAGTTTTCTGTATTCCATGCACTTGTTGCTGAAGCTCCAGTTTTCATAGCCCACATATCCCACTCATTGTCTCCTGCTGAGTCTGAAGGATTATTCAAAGTCATCGTTATTTGATACCAACCAGTGCCATTTGTTATATAATATCTACTCGTAGAAGACACGTAAGCTTCTGTACCAGCTTCTAGATTAGTGACTGGTAATGCACCGATTGAATCGTATATATTTACTAAGCGATTATCATCGAGGATATCGATTACTTCGGCAGAGTCAAAACCCTTACCGTCGTATCTACCTTCTCTTATATCTCTGAGATTGCTAAGTAAAGTCATCTTAGTTCTCGATCAATATCCAACCGCGAGCAGTGTTATAATACACCAATCCAATCGCAGCCTCATCAATATCAATGATGAGATCAGAGTCTGCACCCATGATATTTTCACCATTTCTCTCGATAGTAATGTTATACTGGCCAGCATTACCAGTACCATCGATAACCCGTATTTCATCACCAAGTGCTGGACCAGGCGGTAGTATTAGGTTGATAGCTGCATTAGTTGTATTGATAATATTACGTGAGTTAGAGTCAAGTTCGATATTTGTAGATAATTCTACCCAATCGACTGCTTGTGTCTGTCTAGCTTGGATATAATCAGAGTCGATGATAGCAAATACACCTGCCGAATCGACTGTACCTCCACCACCATTATTGATGATATAATCTTCATCGATTAGCGAGAGTACAGTAGCCGAATCAACTCCGATATTATTACCAGTATATTTGATTGCTGTTAAGACATCTCCTGAATCAGCAGCTTCTGTTAGTACGATGCTTGTACCGGTAGTTGCTGTAAAGTCAGTCTTTTGTAGTAAGATACCATTCAGGAATACGTTTAGACGGCCAACACTGTATGACAGGGTTTCACTATTGTCATCAGCACCGCTGAAAGTAGCTTGACCCGAATCAGCTGTAAATTCAAAGTTTGTGACTCTGAGTGGTGAAGCGACCTTTGATAGATCAGCAGGAACATATGACAATATCTTAATATCGTCGTTCAACGCTGCACCGGTTGTCAATGTTACTTCATATCCATTCGTAGCAGTATAGTCATCACTATCTTGTAAGGCAATACCGTTTACGTAAACTACTGTCGTTGCATTTGATGCATAAGTGAGAGTGTCACCTCTACGATCTTCACCTGTAAACGTTCTTTGACCAGAGTCAGCTAAGAATTGATACTGTACCGTTTTTAGGTCTTTAGCTCCACTAAACTGCTGAATTAAGAAGACATCTGATGATACTGCTGCCACAGTTAAGTTGATGTTTGTACCATCAGTAGCGGTATAATCGGTTGTTTCTGCAAGTAACTCACCGTTCTTAAATACTTGAATACTACCAGCTACGTATCTGAATCCAGCTTTGTTGAGTGTAGTACCAGTAGCGTCAGTGATTTTTGTTACTGCAACATTTAAGCTACTTACGAGTGTGCCTTTCGTATTGACAACCGATAATAGGTCAGCAGAGTCTGCTGCATCTGTCAGCGTAATAGCGTTACCTTCACGAGTGAAGTCATTCAGTGGTGATAGTAAGATACCGTTTAGGTACACTTCTACGACACCAGATGAAAGATCCATCGTTAAGCTTTCATCATCTGTACCCGAGAAAACTGTTTGACCTGAGTCTGCTGTAAACTGGAAAGTAGTTTGAGCAAGTGTAGTCTTCTTAACTACTCTACCAACTGTCTCGATTACAGATACAGAATATCCGCTATCGAGTGCTTCAGTAAACGTAACGTTCGAGTCAACGATCGTATAGTCTGTAGTCAACTCTTGCAAGATACCGTTGATGTATACTTCTGTATTATCAGGATCAACTAAGAAGGTGTTACCAAACTTATCAGCGCCGCTGAATACGGTATCTCCTTGATCTGCCTCGAAGAAGTACTTGTTGACTTCGAGAGTACCCCGTGCTAAGACACTTTGTCTTGCTTGGATATAATCAGAGTCAACTTCTTGTCGTATTAGAGTGATAGTAGCAGCAGAGTCTACACCTTCAGCAGCGGCTTCGGGCGGAGTAAACTTAACGATAGTGATATTATCACCGAGAGCAGCAGAGTCAATAAGAGTTACTGTTGAACTGTCTGTCTTCGTAAAGTCATCAGAATCGACAAGTAATACACCGTTCAAGTAAACATTGATATCGACTCCAGCTTTATTATATGATAATACTTGACCGTTATCATCAGAGTCTGTAAAGGTGATTTGACCCGAATCAGCAGTAAACGTGAACTTCTTCAGTGTCAAACCATCGGCTACACCGCCACCTCCACCACCAGATGAGTTGATGGTGACTGTCTTTGTTGCCGCATCTGTAGCAAGTGTGATATTAGTACCAGCTTCAAATGTTAGTGTATCTGTGGCAGTGGCTGCAACGATATCATCTTGACCACTGATCGATATAGTCTTGTATGCTACGTTAGCACCGCTACCACTTATAGCTTCTCTTGCTTGGATATATGCCGAATCGATGATAGCAAAGACAGCATCAGAGTCTAATCCACCTGCGCCCGTACCTGTACCTGATTCACGTGCAGAGATATAAGCTGAGTCGATTAGTTGTGTTACAAGAGCAGAGTCAATCAGCTTTGGTACGCCAGTTATATTAGACCATGAGTAGTCTTGTCTTTGAGCTACATAGTCTGAATCAACGTGAGCTGTGACTCGTGCATTTGTATAATAGAGGTTTGTTGAACCTTCGGTAAGATCGTCAGTATCAAAGCCAGTTAAGTTACGGCTCATTACAAATACTGCATTACCCATATAACCATGTGCGGTACATTGATAATGCAACACCTGAGGTGTCATGTCTGTTACTTCGATCTCAGTGTAAGCTCCTGCTTGACCAGCTACGCCATTAGTCGTTACACTTGCAGAATATTGAGTCGTCTTTGCAGCATCATAGTAGAATGCGATTGGGTGACCAGCGTTTGTGCCATTTGATTGATCGAAGCGATACTTATTTCCTGGTACAAGTTGAAGCATAGGAGCTTCTTGGTTACGAATCACGTAGCCATTTGTAGATCCAGTACCTTCATATCTGTGTGCTTGTGTCTTTGTACTAACTTCAACAAGGAACGTAGTAACGTCAGAATCATGTAAGAATTCGAGATATTCAAGACCAACAACTCTTTCGGTCTCTAATTGGTTATCTCCGTTTTCGTTAAATATGTTTTTAACTTCAGATGAGTCAAGTACATTTGGTGTTCCAGTAAAGTTACTATAGTTAAGATAGTATGTACCGTGTTGACCATCAAGAGTATCAGCATCGATATTCAATGCATCGATGTTTGTCTTATTCTGTACAGGAATAGTTGGCTTGCTAGTAACGTTATTCCAATCAAGATAATAACTTGCTGACTCACCATTCATCGTTTCGGCGTCTACAGCACCGAGAGCATTGATGAAGCCAACGTTGACATGACTATCGATGATGGCAACGACTGTGCTCGAATCTGTGCCTGCTTCTGCATCTGTGCGTGCATTGATATATGCAGAGTCAATAGTCTCTGTAATCAATGTGATTGTAGTGGCAGAATCTGTTCCAGCCTCTGTGCGCGCATTGATATAAGCAGAGTCAATGATGTTCGTTACAAAGCCAGAGTCTCTTTGTCTATCTCTTAGTTGAATATATGCAGAATCAACTGTAGCTTGAATAAGTGATATAGTCGCAGCTGAGTCTGTGCCTGCTTCTGTGCGTGCATTGATATATGCGCTATCAATTAAACCAGTCACATTGTCTGAATCAATGATATTTGGTGTACCAGTTAAGCTTGAGTAAGCAAAGTCTTGACGAGCTTGTACATAAGCTGTATCGATCAAGCCACTGATGAAAGATGAATCAACGAGAGCAGTATGAACGTTAGACGCAAGTATCCTTACCAAGTTTCCTTGGCTATCAACCATTCTAAAATCATCTCCATCGCGGTGTATCTGTGCACCACCAAGATAGAGAGAATTTCCTGAAAGGTAAAGATCACGCCATTTCTGAGTAGATGAACCGAGATCATATGTGCTATCAGCAGCAGGTAGTATATGTCTACCTACAGCACCGAGTTCTTCAGCAATATCAGAATCAACTCGAGCTTTCGTATAGTAAAGGTTATCGCCTTCTGAAAGATTTGTAGTAGAATGGTTTGATATGTCGCTCACAGTACCAGTAACATTACCAGTCACATTACCTGTTAAGTTACCTTCGAAGGTATTTGCGACCATCGTTCCCAGTTCAAAAGATGGATCTGAGGTATTGATGTTGCCTTCTACTTCGGGATCATACTTATTGAATACCTTAAACTTTTGATCAGATGCATCACGGAAGAAACCAGCATGAGAGTAAGGTTGATCTGGTAAATTGTAGTTACCAACTATGCCAAGATCTTGATTGACTGGAGAAGCTAAACCATACCAATAATCACCAGAGTCATGACCACCTGTAGTTTCAAAAGTAATTTTTAGATTATGTCTTAATGGCAGAAGTGTACGATCTTCTGATAGATCAAGTGTAGCTTGACCACCATCAGAATCGAAGTTGATACGAGTAGACGTACCGTTATCAAAAGCTCCTGCTGAATCACCTTCATGTAGTCTAATTAGATCACCGCCATTGGCAGAATCGGCATCATGAATAACTACAAAATAATAGGTGTCAGAATCTCCTTCATAGTAATCTTTAATCGAAGCATCATTAGTTCCATTGCCATCAAAAAGTGTTGTGACAGTATCACCAGCACCGATATAAATGAAGTTATCTGTAACTTGTAGATTCTGTACTTTAGTAACTGTTTCTGTACCTAAAATATTTAAGTTACCTGCTACAGTCAAGTCAGCATCAAATCTACTATTACCATCGACGCGAATGCCTTCAAAGACTTCGGCTTTTGGATTAACTTGAATACAACCGCCGACATTACCGCCACCTGCAGAGTCTGCAACTAAGACTGTACCAACTTCAAATGGATAGTTGGGAAATTGCGGTTGAGTATTAGTTAATTCACCTGCAGAATCAAAAGATACGTGAACAATATCGCCTGGATTAAATGCTGCGGTGTTCAATCCACCATAAAGACCTCGCATAGTAACAAAGCCAAAAGCTCCATCTGCGATAGAATGGGAAGTAAGACCAATTGTCGTGTATACTGTAGTAAAGTTATCTGCTTTTGCAAGAGCGATAGTTGGGAAATCGTTAGCAGCTCCAGTTACATAAACTGCTTTTCCTTTAGCGATAGTTGTACCAGTATTATTGTATACTCTGACTACTTCATCTTGACCGATCTTGATATTGATTGATGCGTTTGAATATGTAAGAGCATCTGGACCTTGGAAATAAAATAAGTTACCTTCTGCAAAGGTCGGTAGATTATTCGGTACATCTACATCAGTGAAAGTATTGGTTTCGAACTTTAGCTTTGTAATATCACCTGAATCTGCAACTACTCGGTTGATCGTGATTGTTGAGTTCGAATCTACGTTGATAGTACCAGTCGATGTATCATACTCGATACCAGTCCCACCAGCTATCTTGCCTCTTACAGCGGTAGCAAAGTCTGTAGCTATTGCATAGTTTGAATCATTACCAAGGAAGAACTGATCGTTATCAAGGTTTGGTGTAGCGTTTGTACGACCTGCACCACCAACTTTTATAGAACCAGCTGATGCATGTGATCTAATTACACGACCAATATTTTGTAAGAGATTTCCTTCTCCAGCAGGTTTTACATTTGTAAGTTCACCTGCCGTAGCAGAAACATAAAGCGTATCTCCAGCATTAAACGCTGAGGTATCTAGATTATAGAGAGTACCAAATGTGAAGACGATAGTATTTGAGTTATCGTTTGCGTCTTCTGATACAATACCAAATGCAGGCATCTTTGCAGGATCACTCGCATCGGCTTTAGCGACTGTAGGTTTATTGCCGCTTACACCTTTGATATAAACTACAGTACCTTTTGTGAGAGTAGATCCTTCATCATTCTTTGCAGTAAACTCAATTGCACCATTCAAATCTGCAGTTACGGTATTAAATGTTACATCTGATGTTGTTAATAAATCTTGATCAGTCTTTACACGTTGTCTTACATAAGCACTATCAACAAGAGTCTCTACACCAGCTGAATCAATAGTAGAACCAATACGTGCTCTTACAAAAGCTGAATCAATAAGTGATATTACGCCAGCAGAATCTTGGAAGCGATCCCGTAGTTGAATATATGCAGAGTCAACCAGATTTGTAATAAGATCAGAGTCAATACCTTCATCACCAATAATCTTTACAACAGCAGCAGAGTCAACATAGTCTGTACCAAACTTTGGAATGTTTGCATCAAAGTAAGCTGAGTCAATAGTTGATCCAATACGCGCTCTTACATATGCTGAGTCAATAAGAGTCTCTGCATCAGAGCTGTCAAAGAAATCTGGTAAGTCTGTAAGAGATGTATAGCTAAAGTCTTGTGTAGTTTGTCTTGCTTGAACATATGCAGAATCAATAAGAGTTTCTGCATCCAAACTATCAAAGAAGTCTGGCAGATCTGTTAATGAAGTATAACTAAAGTCTTGTGCTGTCTGCCTTGCTTGAACATATGCAGAATCAACATCGTTTAATATAATTGCACTCACTGTAGAGGAATCTGTACCAGCAGCTACACGAGCATTGATATAAGCAGAATCAATAAGTGTTTCTACACCAACTGAATCAATTGTTGAACCAATACGGTCGCGAACATACTGAGAGTCTACAACATATGTTACAGTTTCAGAATCTAAGAAGTCTGATGTGTTGTATGTTGTCTGACGAGCTTTTACATATGCACCATTAACAACAAATGTTACTGTATTTGAATCGAGGAAGTCAGAGGTGTTATACTTCTGTTGTCTTAATCTAACATATGCTGAATCAACTACTAGATCTACAGTGTCTGAATCTAAGAAGTCTGATGTATTATATACAATCTGTCTATCACGAATAAAGTTTGAATCAATTGCAGCATAAGCACCAGCTGTATCAATATAGTTCTGATCATTCTCAAACGTACTGATTGGTAGACCAAGAACATATGCTGAATCAACAAAGTCTGATGTGTTATATTTCTTTTGACGCAACTGTACATGAGCTGAGTCAATAATATTAACTACATCAATATTATCAAGAATAGTTGGCTTCTCAGTAACATTATTCCACGACAGATAGTATGCTGGATCTTGACCACCAAACCGATATGCTTCAGTAGCTACTGCAGCTGAATCACCAAACCGGGCTATAATGTGAGCTGAGTCAATTAACTGAATGATCTCTGATGAATCAAGGGTGAACCTTGTAATCATTGCTGAGTCAAGGATAGTCGGAGTGTTTGTAAAGTTATCGTAATCTAAGTAATAGTCAGCACTCTCACCATTTAATGTTTCTGCATCAATGGTAAAGCTATTTGTAAATGCTTCATCAATCTTGTTACGAATATAATCTGAATCGATGAAGTCTTTGATCTCAGCAGAATCAAGAATAGTAGAAAGATCAAGACGAGCATTAACATATGCGGAGTCAATAATCTGAAATACTTCATCGGAATCAAGTTGTGCTTGAGCAACAGTATCAATTCTATCAATAAGGTTTTGTACAGCACCAGAGTCAATGAATGCTACAATATCATTATTAGCATCTTTGAAATATAGTTTACGGTCGCGATAGTTAAGCGCGAGTTCACCGTAATTGAGATCACTATCGGTAGGGATCTTACCGGCAACATCTGATCTTTTAAGTAATATTCTTGGATTTGCCATTAGTAAACACCACCGTCAAAGTTTGATAATTCTACTACACCGTTAGTTACTACAAAGAAGTCTGAATCAAAAGCTGCAACTCCTTTGTTTGATGTTGTTGCAATTTCTGCTGTTACTGTGATAGAGTTGTCTGGAACATATGTGATATCTATACCTTCACCAGCAGCAAAAGTATTACCGACATATGAATCAACTCTGTTGTTTGTATAGTAGAGATTTGTACCCTCACTTACATCTGTAGTTGATTTTTCTGTAAACTTAGTATCAATAAGAGTATTAACACGAGCCGCTGTATGGAATAGATTTGAATCACCTTCTACCATACTATCCGTGTTAACTGTATCAGTAGACGATATTGATAATGATCCAGCATCACTATCATAATTCAAACTTACATTTGTACCAGCTTGGATTAAGTTTGACACTCTTGTGTTTGTATAATATAGATGACCTGAGCCTTCAGCTAAATTGTCTGTAGTTGATAAATTTAAATCTGAATCAAAGTTTGCTTGAGTATATACTTGCTCAACATCAATAGAGAATGTACCTGTGCTGACATCATATGATATATCACCACCACCAGCAAACAATGAACGAACAGAATCTTCTGTGACTCCAGAATATAAGAACTGGCCAGTTGCAGAGTCATATGAGAATGCACCAAGCTCACTACTATCTCTTACTGATAAAGCGTTACGAGCTCTTGCATTGGTAAAGTATAAGTTTGTGCTACCTTCACCCAAACTATCTGTAGTCTTCTGAGCAAAGTCGGAATCAAAACCAAGGTAGGTTGCACCTTCAATGTTACCTTGGATCTCAACATTACCTTCAATAGTAAGGTTAGGTGCAACAAGTTTCTTATTTAGATTCCATGTATCTGTTGGTGCATCATAAAAGATGTTTGCATTGGCACCCTCGACGTGGATACCTGCTGAGTCGGCAGCGGCTGCATTTGCTGCGCCAGCTGCTAGTGTAATATTCTTATCATCAATCTCAAGTTGAGTTGAGTTGATAGTTGTTGTGGTACCATTAACTTGTAGATTTGAATGTACAATAACTGTACCAGATGCAGCTTGTAACTCAAGGTTACCTGATGTTGATTGCATCAGTTGACCATTAAGTTCTAAGTTGTCAACGGTTAGTCTTGAAAGACCTAAGATATCAGAATCAAGATCTACATCAACCCGTACAGAGTTATCACCTTGATCCACACGACGTGTGTTAGCATTCCAGCCACCACCAATTGTAATTGTCTTACCAGTCTGAACATTACCTGTACCAAGTGTGTTAACATCACCGCTAACAAAAATAATGTCCTTTTGATCAACATAGTTTTTGGTAGCAGCATCTTGTGCTTCTGTAGGATCAACTACATTACTAATTGTTGATGTACTGACATCTACAACATCATTATTTGGGTTAAGTGTAATGTTGCCAGAAGTAGATGATAATGTATTAGCATCGAGCTTTAAGTTATCAACAATCAACTCGTTGATTGACTTATTAGCATCTGTTATGATAGCAGCGTTTTCGTGAAGCTCGCCTTGAGGATGGTCAAGCATATCCATAAAGTACTTACCGCCAATGACGTGTACTTCATTTGCTTTACCGTTTGACTTATTGCCACCAGCACCTATGAAGAGTCGATCGCCACCACCAGAATCACCATCAACGTATGAGTAACCAAACTCACCCGTTTTGAATGCATTCATACTAGGAGTGACGAGACCGGTTCTGCTACTGGTTTTTATTACAATTGCCATTAGAAGTCATCTCCTGGTTCGCGTTCACCAGCATAGACTATGACACCTTCAACAACACCTGCAGGCTCAAACTTACCTGTGTCTACATTATAAACAAGAAGAACTTTATCATCTAGAAGGTCACCAAAGTTAACATCAGTCAGATCGTTAAGACCTTGTGCAGCTGCACCGGTTACTTTACGAACGGGAGTACCAATCGTAATCTTCTTAACTTGGGTTCTGTTGACTACCTCAACTTTAGTGACAAACGATTGGGTCATGTGGTCACCGATGGGCTAACTCTGATTTTTCCTTCAAGCACTCTCTCAACAATTGTAGCAGAATTACTGTCTACATAAGAGATTTCTACATCATAAACATAATTACCAACTTTAAGATCGTCGGTCTGTGCGTTTGTCAAGGAAAGAGTTATAACACCATCGTTGGGTACGATAGCAATTGCAAAGTCAGTTGTTTCATCTGAATCGGAATTGTAGTTCCGCTTCATCTTTGCAGCTGCTGAATAGTTATTGAGGTCTTTTGGATTACCGCTATTGTCAACCAATTCTAATTGGATAGCGATGTCCGATCCTTTGTCGATCGTAAATTTTTCGTACTCTGCCATGTTCCCAATCCGATACTAAGTAACTCGATCATTATATTACGAGTATTTATAAGATTGGTTTGTTCTGGGCATGCGTGAAATGAATTAATTTCAAATCTGGATGCCAATCACCCATATGAATATAATCATTACCAGTGAGCTCTTTATATCGTTGAGTCATCTTATATTGCCAGTCACGGTGAGTCTGTTCAGTATCTTCATACATAGACTTCCATCTTGTAAACCAAGCCTTAGGTAATAGTTTGAGGTTGAGCTTTTTGTTTACCTGATCAAATACAAAATACTGTTCACCATTGACTGGTCCTTTTGTTATTCCATTCTTGATATAGTATTGTTGCCAGTAATCTACATTTGACATAAACTCATCATAAATGTATCTACAGTCCTTTGGATAGTATTTAAAGAACCCTCCATTGATTGTATACTCGGGATTACTATCTCTCCACCAACCTGGCATTGCTAGAAACTCACCACGTTCAATTGGATATTCAAATACTTTACGGTAATCATTCTCTAGCAGAACATCAATATCCATAACACATATAGGCTCGTCAATATCTAGTGACATACCATACATCTTATTCCATTGGAGAGTTACATCTTCACGGATTGGTTCTCTGACCCATATGAATTTGTAGTCAGGTAGTTTAGATTGTAAGTATTCTTCATATTCAGGACCGTATCTATCTCCGATCCTAACTGCAACCACCATCATAACAGCCAAAAGCCCATTTCTTTTCGTGACACCAGAAACACTCTTTACAGGGTTCTGAATGATATTTTGTTACTATTGAATTCCCAACACAAGAGTATGTCATTGGGAATAATGTATCCATCAGATTGAATTGTTTATATAGACCTGCAATATACTTCTTATCAACATTTACAAACGGTTTGTAATGTGCATGGCCAGACTCGTGTATCACAAGTCTATCATATTCCTGGTCTCGTCTCGATTCAGCAAAAGGTAATTTAACAGGAGGATTCTTTGTTATACCATGTCCAGATAGAGTTACATTATGCTTTTTTCTTATCTTACGTTTATGTGGCTGCTGTGCTACGGCTTTGGCATGGCCATATACTGTAGGAAATATACTCTTATCTTCAGCTTCTTCTATTTCTTTTCTAGCCTGAATTATATTATTCAATGCACCAGAGTTAAAGTGGTACGGCTCATGTATAATATCTACATTTGGAAACTGTTCTCTCATCCAATCTATTATGTCAGATGCATAATGAGCAATCCAAGGGTCTTTTCTATTATTTGTATTGACACCAGTATGGCAAATAATCTTCTTTTCAGGAATAGCCATACATGCCAAATAAAGATACATTGCTGAGTCGGTTCCACCAGACAGGCCAAGCATAAATCTACTATGTGCACTATGATCCCATTCAAAGAATTCTAGCTCTTGGCCATCAACATTCAGTATCATTTACCAATCACCATAAATCGTTTCATACCATTACTTAATACTTTTGTTCCCATATATTCAACATGCACAATACGAGCTTGATCAGCTAGTTCATCTGGACCAGATACACAATTGATATGATCTCTATAACTCTCATGATCTGTAGATTGTAACACGTATAATGGAATATTGTCTAATTGACTTTCAATCTTTTCTCTCATTAGCCAAAAAGGATGCATATGCTCACATGATGTATTTACAACTAGATCAATAGGTCCTTTGTCCACATGTTGATTAAAAAACTTCTCCATGTGAAGATCTTTTACAGATGATGTAAACTTATCTTTTATATGTCTATTAAATGTTTTACTTATCAAAGCTGCATATGGATCAGTCTCATAGTTACACATATACTGAGTGTGAGGATTCAGCATATGAGCTAAGAAATGACAATACCAACCACCTACTATTGCAGTATTAGTAAACTGAGTGTTGAGATTAGTTAATTCATTTCCTAACCATTGTTTACTCTCTAGTTGAGTTGAGGAAAATGAATGCTTTATTCTGTCGACGGCAAAAGGATACTTATTCACACATATGTAATAAGTATCAAACCAGTTTGCAATACTTTCTATAGACTCCATATTGACTTTAACTCTTCAATATCTGTCATCTCTTCTTCCTCATCAATCCATTCTGAATTATTGAACATACATATTATGTGATCGTTACGAAACTTCTTTGTTTCCATATCGTGTGGAAATATATTACCTTTATACCACGAATATGCTACACCTTCTGGAAACCCTTTGAAGAAACCTTCATCCTCGACAAGATCATACCATTTATGAATTAAATAATTATCAAAGCTGTAATATGTGTATGTAAGATAATCAAAATGTTTATTCAATTGATCAAAGATAGGCTTACATTGGCCCCTATTCCAACGAATAAGAGAGGAATTCCATTTTGTACCTTGGCCATTTTTACCATAGTTCTTTTTTAAGAACATTGGATTCTGCCATCTACCTTCAACAAGGTATGGCTTTTCCATATCTAGATTCCAGAGAGGTTCTATAGAATTGTGAATAAGTACATCTAGATCAAAAAAGATAAACTCGTCACCCTCTACTTGTAGAAGATCTTCGTTCCATAGGTATGCTTTTTCTACAGTGAAACAGTCATGCGTTGGCCAAATGCTTGGCAGTTTAATATCATATTCGTTTGTAGGATTATCTGTTACACAATAAAAACGATCACATTGATCTTTTACTGTATCGTAGAGCTTTTGTTCATACCCATTGTATTTGTCACCCCACTTTAAACATAATATAGTTTTCATTACATCCCTGGCTCGCCAACTGATAAGTTATTATACTACAGAAAAAGCGTTCCGTCAACTAGAATTTAGCATAAATTGCAAAAACTTCAGCTAGAGACTTTGCTTTGCGAAGAGATGCTTTCAACTTACTATCACTAGATCCCTTCACCTTATCTTTTTCAAACATTGATAATTTTAAATTGAATACAATCTCATCACCATTACGATCTAGTGTTTCCATAATATATTTACATACTTCTTCATCACCAATCTTATTTAGATCGCCAAGTTCACCTGATGCTCTACCAACTTCTAGTAGTGATGCTTCATATGCTTTTCTTGAATCAACAATGTATCGATATGTACGTTCATGAATCTCATCAACAGTAATTAAATTAAGAAGTTCTTCATACTGCTCAGTATCGACATCAATATGATACATCCGATACACATCTTCTGCATCATTATCTTTCCAATTGGTTTCAATTATAGTGCGTTCTTCATCAATGAAATGCGCACCTACGAGTGTGTGATTTTCTGGTAAGTACATTAGTATCTCTCCAATTTGAATCTCCAGGTATCCTGATTAACAACAGTACCATTTGGAAATTCCTGTGCACGATAATCGTTGAGGTTCACAAAGCGTCTTGTGTAAGCACCTGTGACACCAACCATTTGTTTGTTAAGTATTGGGCTTCCAATATTATACCCATTGCCATTGATATTGTATCTTAATCGATATCCAACTTCTTGAGATGTTACATGCAGAATCAATCGTGAGAAGAACGTATCAAATTCAGCATACGTCATAGCTCGTAGACCTTGCATATCACTGTCAGCATTATAATCAATTACAAGTGGCGTTCGATATCCAGATCCTTGTGTTTGCGACGACAAGTTCATCTGATGAAGATAGTACGTCGTCGTATTAAAGTGATCTTGATAACTTGTTGATCCAGCTGTAGTTGTATAGAAGCCAGCTGGGAACGTCCATGAGGTTGATGAGCTAACAGTCCAAGATGAGAATGGTGCATATGAAACACCACCAATTGTCAAATACGATCCTGTGTTATTAGTAGCAGTAGATTTTGTATTAGCTGTAGCTGCCCATCCTGAGGATGTGTTTTGGTCGCCATGACGAACACGTATTCTCACTTTTACATCTTTACCAGCAATATCCAATCG